AGGATGGTGACATAACTAAATTATCTTGTGTTTTACAACTTAGTGAAGGTGTTAATATACCTAATTTAAGACAAGGTATTATTATGCATTCATATGGTAATGAAAGAAAGGCAAGTCAAAGGATTGGTAGACTTTTAAGGTTAAACCCAGATGATAAGGCTATTGTACATATACTTTGTTATATGAATACAATAGATGAAAAGTGGGTTAAAGAAGCTTTAGAAGGCTTTGATCAGTCTAAAATTTTATGGAAAGATTATGGGGTTAATTTAACTTAACCCTGTAATTTTTCGTATATTATAAGTATATGATTAATGATAAAACATATAAGTTAGTACTATTTAATGATAATGTACATGATTATGCATATGTAACATCTTCTTTAATTCATATTTGTAATCATACACCTATACAAGCAGAACAATGTGTAGTTATAACACATAATGTTGGTAAGTGTACAATTAAAGAAGGTGATATTTTAGATATGATTGAAATGAAAACAGGTTTAGAAAAATGTGAATTAATAACTGAAATTGAGAATCATGAAAGTTATATGCATTAATTCAGAAGGTAAACCTGATAAAATCCCATTAGAAGAATGGATCCAAGAAGGTGAAATGTATACTGTCTATCAAATAGACAGAATGGGTTTACAAGATGGTAAAATAGGATTTAAATTAGAAGAAATAGAACTTACTGAGGATTCATTTCCTTATGAGTACTATGATGCTGAAAGATTTAGACCAATTGAACCTATGTTAATCTTAGAAACAGTTAAACAAATGTTTGACTCATTGACTGAACTAGAAGAAGAAAGATTCTTTGGGGAAGAAGATGCAGATTTAAGTAAAATATGATAGAATACTCACAAAAAGAGGTTCTACATGCTTTATCACAACTTAATAAAAAATCCAGAAAAAGAGTATTAGTAGATCAAAGAAGTTATCTAATTGGTATTCTTGCTTTTAAGTTTCATATTTCTGAACATAGAATTGCAGAACTTACAGGTTATAATAGATATACAATCAATTATAACAAAAGATTACCTGTGACTCTTTGTAAAGATTCAGGATACTTATCTAATGTGTATGTTTATGCTCAAAAATTTCCATTTGACTTTAGTCTAATAGATACTCAAAGGATACATAGAGATGTTAAAGTTGAATTAACTATTGATAGAAAAACTTATAGAAAACTTAAAGCTGCTGGAGTTGCAGTAGGACATAAAGATGTTAGAACCACGATTAAATTACTTATTGAAAAAAGTATGAAAATATGGGACGAATGAAAGATTTATATATAGAAATCTGTAATGCAAATAATGGTGAAATACCAAAAGATTTAACTATAGCAGATATTGCTAGAATGAAAGAATTACAAATTTATGAATGGAAACAATATGAGAAAGAGATGGAAAATATTAGATTACAACGTGCAAAAGAGGATAATCCGTCAGAAACTAAAAAGATGGAAATTGCCGAAAGAAAGTTTAGGCATGTCCATAAAGAAGATGAGGATTAATAATGAGCAAGGTAATTAAAGTTACTAGAAAGTCTATGGTTATTAGACCTTCTGGTAGATCTACTGATTATATATCACCAAGTTTTGGACATGGTTGCTTATATAACTGTAGTTATTGTTATATGAAAAGACACAAACCAGATGGATTAGACATAGCAACAAACACTATGGATATTCTAACGGAGATTAATTCTCATGCTTGGTTTGCTGATGTAGAGAAACCAAATCAAACGGGTGAATTTATAACTTATGATATTAGCTGTAATGAAGATTTTGCATTACATGCTAAGCATCATGAGTGGGAGAAGATTTTTAACTTCTTTAAGGAACACCCGCTTGCTATGGGTTCTTTTGCAACAAAATATGTAAATAGAAACTTTTTAACTTTTAATCCAGAAGGTAAGATCAGAATTAGATTTAGTCTTATGCCTGAAATTATTAGGAAAAAACTTGAACCTGCTACAGCATCTATTTCAAAAAGATTAGGTGCGGTATGTAATTTTTTAGATGCTGGTTATGAAGTTCATTTAAATTTTAGCCCTGTTGTGGCTTATATTGGATGGTTAGAAGATTACAAAGAACTTTTTCAAGAGATTAAAAAGCACTCTTATGTTAGTCATTGGCCAAAAGATTCTGTTAAAGCTGAAGTAATATTTCTTACCCATAATGAAGATAAACATAAGTATAATCTTCATAATGATTTACCAGGAGAAGAATTACTTTGGAATCCAAAAATTCAAGAGTCTAAAGTATCACAGTATGGTGGTAAAAATATAAGGTATGATCGTGTATATAAAGAGAAGTTTATAAAGAAATGGACTGATCTACATAATGAAATTATACCTTGGAATACAATACGTTATATTTTTTAGTTATGGTAAAAGGTTTTACAGATAAAAAAATCAAAAACCTTATTGCAAATATATGTGAAGAACATTATAACATTTGTTCTAAGTTCCGTACTAACATTAGTAACAATTTAAGTTACTTATGGTATATGTATCATGCAGGAACAAAAAAAGGTGATTTTAAACCTTTTATGTTTTTAGCTGAAGTAAATCTTTTAATTAATCTTAATTACCTAAATGAAGAATCTAAGGATAATATTTTAGGAATGTTAAAGAGTGAAGACGAGGATAATAATTACATAGCTGCAATAAGTATTTTAGAATTAAGAAAGCAAAGAATTAAAGATTGTGGTTTATATACAAAAGATAATAAGTTCTATAATCATATTAAATATGAGGAAGATGTTATAAAACCCGATGATTTTATTAAATCAAAATTAAGTTGATATGGAAAAGATGACTTTAGAAGAGTATATAGATGAACAAATAGTAAAGTGTGAAAAATATCATGATGATTATTCAGCAGGATCTTTAGATGCATTGTTAAGAATAAAGATTTTTATAAAATCTGATAAATATTTAGAAAAAGAAAAATGAAAAGATTATTAAAAGATCCTGGATTTTGGATTTATATAGGAGTATTTGCATTATTATTTGCAACAATCTATAATATGAAACCAAGAAAAGAATGTCCGTGTAAAATGTTACCAACGGATAGAGAATTAAAACAAATAGAAGGAAAATAAAAGTTATGGATAATAAAAATACACATTGGACACCAGAGCAAGATCTTTGGTTAATAGAGAATCGTCATAGAGGCGTAAATTATTTAATGAATGAGTTAGGAAGAACTCGTAAAGCTATCAGAACTAGATTTCACACTTTACTTAAAGAAGGTAAGATAGATCAAACTATAGTAATGAGTAAATCATCTTTAAAAGATATAATAGGTTCTAAATGCAAAATGTCTGAAGAATTATATGATACTAAAGAATCTGTTATAGAATTAATGCAGAGTAAAATAGGTATGGTTGATTGGGCTTTACATATTATGAACAATTATGATGTAGATCAAGATGATAAAGAGTTATTCTTTTTGCTAGCATTTCCTGAAGAAAATTAAAAAGTTATGAAAAAGTTATTATTAGGAATGGGTTATTTAACCTGGTTTTGTTGCAACCTTGCAGTGCTTTATGGCATTGGATTGGGAGCATTTAAATTAATACAAAGTGAATCAGTTGGAGAGTTCATTTTAAAACTTGCAGGAGGTATGATCATGCTGATGTGTTTAATTATTTTAAGCATTTTATGTTTAGTACTTGTTGCAGCACTTTTTGGAGATGAAAAAACTGAAAATAAAGTATCAAAATGGTTACCATCATTTATAGATGATTAAACTAAAACAAAAATGAAAAAACTTAAACATAAATTTGATTGGAGTTTAAATGAAATTAGATTCCGTGGACTATTTGCATGGCTATTTTGGTTATGGTTTATTCATAGAATATTATTAATGTCTTATGATCTTTTACCTTAAACCAAAACAAAAATGAAAAGAATATTAATAATTAGTTTACTGTTAATTAGTTGTAATAGACATAATGGTAAAATCATAGATGATGGTGTTTGGATATGTACTCATCTAAGCGAAGATTTAGACGGGTGTAGTTATACATTTGCAACAAAGCATGATTACATAAGAGTTGATTCTGATTGTGGTAAATGGAATATAGGAGACACACTTTAAATTAAAATAAAGATGAGTAAGATATTACATAAGGTATTTGGCTTTAAACATATTGGATATGTTGCAGTTAAGCATATTTACTATGATGGTATTGAACCTTGTATTGGATATATTTTGTATTATAAATACAAACTCTTATGGCTTGATTGTTATGATCGTGTGGCAATTTGTCACAATAAAGAATACTTAGAGAAAGAATTGAGCATAAGGGAAATAAACTTATTAAACCAAAAAAAAGATGAGTGATTTTGAATTAATAATAATTAGTGTAGGACTATTTGTAGCAGGGTTATTCTTTGGTATTTATATAGGAACACACCTAAACCAAAACAAAGATGAGTAGAGAAGAAAAATTAAACATATCTGGTGTTAGTGAAAGTAAATTAAACTCTCCACATCAAATGATGGTTGGGTATCAATATAAAATTACTGAACCTGATTATGATAATGATGGTAGAGAACCTTATGTAGTTGAAGTTGTTAAACGGATGAAACATGGTTTTATATTGAGAGACATAGAACACAATTTCACATTTGAGAGAACATTACAACATTTAATGACTTGTGAAATTGAGGAAGATGATTAAGCACCAGAAAACCAAAACAAAGATGAAAACAATTAAAGCAAAGGTACATAGGTTGCCTACTGATAGAGCAGAAAAATGCGTTACAATAGCACACAAGCAAATGATGTTATCTCCAGGTTTAGTAACAAGCGGTGGAGACATACAAGCATATCACCTCTACATCACAACAGATGAAAGACCAAAACTTGGAGAGTGGTGTTTAAGTAATGGTGATATATTCCAAGCCACTAAAGAAATGGTAGATAAAATGATGCCCGATGGGTATACATTAGGAATGTATCCTAAAAAAATCATAGCAACTACTGACCCTAAGCTTCATACTAATGAAATAGTAGAAGAAGATATGCATATGTACAAAAAATCATTACCACAAATCCCTCAATCCTTCATAGAAGAATACTGTAAAGCAGGTGGTATTGATAAGGTGTTGGTTGAGTATGAAGAGTATATTAAATGTACTAATTGTAATTTGACTGAAGAAGATTGTGAGTGTAATGTTTCATATACACAAGACCTTATTGGAATAGACAGAGTAAAACTAAACCCCGACAACACTATTATCATTCATCCTGTTGAGGAGAAGATGTATAGTAGAGAGGAAATACTTTCATTTGCTAGATATGTAGCAAAAGTTGGTTTTGGATTAAATCACGTGGAAAGTTTATTTGACAAATGGATTGAAGAAAACCTTTAACGTAAAATAGTATTGACAAAAACCAAGCAAATTGTAAAAAGTATTTGATTATGAAAAGAAAAATAGCTGATTGGCTTGTAAGATTTATTGAGAACAACCACACACATGAGTGGATCTCAGTGAGCAGTATAGAGCTAAAACAAGAGTGTAGAGTATGTGGTCTGATCAAAAACCACGTAGGAGAAATACGTAAACCTAAAAAAAAATGAGTGAAAAAGAATTAATAGAATTAGGATTCGATAAAATTGAGATCCCAAATTCTGAAAGTGGAAATGGATTTGATTATTACTTCTATAGCAGACAGTTTTGTGATGATATTACACTATATAGTACAGATAGTATAGATGTAAAAGATGACAACTGGGAACTTAAATGTTATGAAATTTCAAGTATTAGAGTTTCTAATATTAATATTTTTAATCAATTCATAAAAGTATTAGACAATATAATTTGTGAATAATGTTTAGTGGAAAATTTGTAAAGAAAGATGGAAAGCTTGTTTTTGATAGTCCTCAAGACAAGCTTGCTTATGAAATATTTTTAGATAAAATACCTGAAGGACAAAAAGTTGAAATGTACTTAGATCTAGCTAGTGGAGATAAAAGTGCGGCTCAACTTGCAAAAGTACATGCGTGTATTAGAGAATTAGCAAAAGAAGCTGGTAATACTTTTGATGAAATGAAAAAGATTGTTAAAAAACAATCAGGACTTAATGATAAGTCATTTACTGATTGTAGTAAACATGAATTAATGTTAGCTATTGAAGCTTGTATAGATCTAGGAGAAACTTATTTTAATTTGAATCTCCGGTAGAGTTTTCTTCAATAGTAGGTTCTACATAACCTTCATCACCAGGCTCAAGAACTTCCTTTTCTACATATAAGTTATTTTCAGTAGCTTGTTTTTCTATTTCAGCTAGTAAAAGGATTATAGTATAAAATGCTCTTTGAGTATCATCAAGGTTTTCGTATTTATCATTCATAATAGTTTTAAAGTATTCATCTGGATTCTCTTTAGTTTCTAAATCCATACTTTTGAGTATTGTGAAAGATGCAGCTTTAGCCATCATATAGT